CTAAGTCAGAAATATCAACTATATTGTAATGTGTTCTTTGTGTTTCAATTGTATGCTGTAATAATCGTAATGCACTCGTAACATCAAATGCTTTGTATAAACGATCATAATCTATAAATTCAGGGAAAGATCTGAAATTAGGATATACAATATCAGCACCAAATGCCGTTGCTTCAATAACTGTCCAAGACACGTAATCTTGTAATGCTGAATTGAACTGAATTTTACATGTAGCTAATTCAGTGTAATATTCTTCTTTTGACAATCCACTTAACAATTTAAAACGAGGTTGACGTTTAGCTAATGCTTTCATTGCATCAATTACATCAGGAAGCATCGATCTAAATTCTTTACCAGATGTAGTTACATGCCATTCCCATATAGTATGTTGTTCTAAAAACTGTTCTGCAACATCTAACATGAAAAACGGATTCTTTTCTTTGTCTAAACGAGATGAATATACTACTACATTTTTCTTTCGTTCAGATATATTTGGTAATTTTGCTAATGTAGCTTGTTTATGAATTGGTAATGAAACTACATGAATTGGTGCAGTGAATCCAGCTGCTCGAAGTTGTTCTCTATGAATAGTGCTACCGACAAAGATGCCAGACATTCGTTTATCTAATCCTAATTCATAATTACGCATCCACTTTGCCATTGGATATGTAAAATCATATTCATCAACAGATTGTGCATGAAGCATTGCATACACTTTAACTTCAATGCCATATAAATCCAATGCATACCAAATTGCATCTAAACCAGGAGTCCAATAATCTTGCAAAAAGATAATATCTCCAGATTTAACTTCATCATTATAAATTCGTTGAAGAAAATTTTGACATTGTGTCAAACTAAATTTACCTCTACCAATAGCATCTAATACTGCACCAACTTTAATTTGCTGATCAGGATCAAATTCGCCTTCAATATCTATAAAGTTTAATTTTCCAGCTTTTACATATGGTTCGAATGTGGCTGGCATCCATTCTTTTGAAAGCTGATATGTGTATCGAGCTTTAAGTGGTTCTAAACCGAAATAAAATAAATTCCTCATTATAACTTATAATAATAAATTTTTTAAAACTATCCAAGTTAATCACGCTCAATTATAGCGCCGTTTTCCCAATCTTCCCAAACTTCTACTTTGTATAGTTCTGGAAATTGATCTAATAACCATTCGCCAATTGCTTCACATGACATTGGTCCGAATTCTAACACATTGGCAAAGCCTTTTTCGAAGCTCAATTGTAATGTTCTTTTTATTTCACGATTCAATAAAATAAATTCTTTGTCGCGATCTGTATGTGTTACTGTTGCATAACAACGAAACCCGAACATATGACGATGTCTATCTGATAAAAATGCTACTGGTGGAAATATGTCTTTTGCTGCAGGCCAACAATGAAACCCTTCCATACTAAATGTTACTACTACGCTGTACTTCATCTGCTATTTGTTTTTTAAATTTAGTGGTTGACCATCCATGGTCTCTGTTTATGTAATGAATATCGATACCTAATTCCTTACCAGTAAAATCTTTTCCAATATAATCATCGCCTAAAAACCGTACATCTGGATCGATTCCTTTAAGGAATTCATATAGTATTTCTTCGGTAGAATATGCTATAACTTCATCAATCATTTCTAATGAATACAACATTTCTTTTCGGTCATCTAAAGATAATATTGGTTTCATTTTCTCTGGGCGTTCTAAACTAGGATCTTCATGTAATAATACTATTAACCAAGTACAATGTTTTTTACATTCTTTAAACATTTTAATGTAACCTGGATGCATTACATCAAAATTACCTGCTATAACTCCTAATTTCATAGTTCTTCATCAAATTTATAGTTATCAGGCTGAATTTCCATCATATTGCACTTAGTAATCTGGTGCACACGATACCAACCAGCATCAATACTCAATGTATCGGTGTCTTTTAGCAGTTGTACTGCATCATCTTGTATACGATAAATAATGTGGCATCGATTAACAAGATCCACAGGAATGTTCTTTAAAGTGTCTTTAGCAGCTTCAATGGTTATAGCACAATTAGTTGTATCTAAAATATGCCGGATAATTGAAAGATATTGTGCATTATCTTCAATTTGTCGCATATATTCTATAGTAAAATAATAATGTGGATATTCTGTATATGATTTTACTTCTAGTTTATTGTTAACTAACTCTCTAACAAAGAATGTCATAATATCCGAATACCGACCTTCTACTTCGCGGCCGCGCCATTGCTTTTTTCCGTACATATTTTTCTTTTATTATATGTAATAATATTAAAATAACCAAATGTTTTAACAGTAAAAAAGTGCAACGTTTAAATTGCACTTAAAATATTTAGTTTAACTTAACGGAGTAGAATCGTCTTCATTTTCTGGATCTACATACAATCCTAATTGTCGACCTAATGCTTTCATAATTTCAATTCCAGTTGCATCATCTATAGTAGAATCTATCGATTTCATATATTTAAGAATTTCATCTGGATCTGTATCTTTTATAATCATGCTTTGTATGTTTAATACCATACGAGCTTGTTCTCGCTCTTTTGCACTTTTTCCAGAAAATACTTTTGCATATGTTGCAACTGCAGCTGCCAAAAGTCCTCCAGCTCCTATTGCCATTTTAGAAGCTGGAAATAAAATCCCAGGATGTTCTTCATTTAAATTTTTAGTTTTAAACCGACGCATATTTTCTGCTAGCAAATCTGTTAGTTTAATATTTGACATTAGTATCCTTTAACATAATTTTAATATAAATATATGCAAAAAAAAAAATCATTTACCAAAGCTAAAAAACTTTGCCGCATTATTATTTTCTGGCAATACGCCCCACGTCATTGCTGCATAGAAATCATCTAGTTTGCCTTTTAATTCGCGTTCAAACTGCTTGTTACGATCAATGTACATTGCAACAAAATCTACAATCTCCGTAGGATCCTGGTAACCTTTAAGTGCCATGGTATCAAATCCATATGGATTATTTCGAAGATATGCCCATTTCACTTTATCACCATCTTTGATAGAAACTACATCAGTTGTTAATGTTGTTAACATGTCATTGTAATTAATTGCTGATTTAACATGAGCTGGCGAACCAGATAAATATCCACTAAAAGGTTTACGTTTCTTAGTATATTTAGATATTTCTTTAACACCTGAATTCTTCATTACACTTGTTAATTCTGCATTATTCAATGAATCTTTGAATTTTAAAATCATTTCAGATGTAGCTTGTTTGCTGTTTTGTTTCAAAATATACCATAATGTTTCTTTCATTATAGTTTTAAACTCATCTGGGAATGATGATCTAACTACATCTAATCCTTTAATATCCATTTTGTTAGTAGGTTTACCTTCTTTAAAGATAACCCACTGTGCATATCTTTTCTTAGCAATCCATAAACCAGATTTTGCAACATATTCTTGTTTAATTGTGAACCGATGCGATTCTGTATTTAAAAATACTTTTGCATACTGGTTGTACATTGTGTTTACTTTAAGTTGTACTTCAGATGCAATTTCATTGGTTTTTTCAATCATGAATTGTTCGTCTGTTTCATCGAATCCAGGATAACGATGCTGTATGAGCGGTAAACTAGAAACAAATGTTGAATCTGTGTCAGTATAAAATGCAAACTCAGCTTGTTGACCGGATGCATTAATAAAGTTTGAATGTCCAATTTCTTTTTGGTAATGATTATTAATAACTTTTGCTGAAAATTTAATAATACTTTGTCCAGTTGCTGTAATAGCACCAGCATTATCTAAATCGTGGAATCGAAACGTTTTAAGTCCTAATACTCCATAAAATGAATTAAGCAATACTTTTTGTGTTAACTGCATTGCATCATAAAACTTATAATCATCACTACCTACTTCATATTCATCACGCTTATCTTTAAATTCTACCCGCTCATCAAACCATTTTGCTAGAATTGTTGGTAAAAATCCTTTTATATCGGTTCGATACACCGTTCCATTGCTAGCAACTGTATATTTATTATCGGTTAACCATTGTTTAACATCTGTAATCGTTTTGTTTCCAATTTGTACCGATACCGGATCAGTTTTTAATAAACATGTTTCATCCCAATTAGCAATAACTCCGATCTTTGTTTCTGGAGATATGTTTAAACTCATAATGATACTCGGATACAGAGATGTTAAATCCAAGTCATATATCCATTTATACAATCCAGGCACCGGTGCCATTACATATGCACCTGCCAACACATCAGCTGCAGTTTCTTCTTCAATAAAACGGAATTGTTTATTTGGAGCTACATATCCATTACGTTTTAAATCTACTATAGCAGCACCATCTAGATATTTAGATGCATAATAAACATCTTCATATGGTACATGTCCTTTATGACATATAGTCCGTGCTAAGTTTATGAACTGTAACTTTTCATCTAATTCATAAACCAAATCGGTATCTGTCATGTTGTAAAAAGCAAACTTGTGAATATCTTGTGTAAAAAGAACATCTAAATCACCTTCATATTCAACTTTACCTCGACCCAATTCTAGTTTTGCAACAGTATCTAATCGATAATTTGGTAATTCGCTGTATGTAAAGTTTTTATATAGTTTCAAATAATCTAAACTAGAAACACCAAATATTTTCCATTTTTCCTTTTTTGGATTATAATCTACAATTCCAGCCGGACTTAATTTTTTGATGGCATTTACACCTAATACCTTTTTAGCACGACCCAATAAATATGGAATATCATATCCATCAGTGTTCCATCCTGTAATTACAGTTGGTTGTACAGCCGCAAATATGTTTATAAATCTGGTTAAAAGATCTCTTTCGTCTCGAAATATTTCTAAAACATAACCATCGCCTTGTATTTCACGTTCTTTTATGCGATTCAGTTCGTCTAATATAAGTACTCGTCTATCATTACCAATTTTATCATAATATGCAATTGATGTTATAGCCGTGCGCGTATCATGTATAGTACTATATCCATTTTCATCTTTTGCTGTTTCAATATCAAAGAAAAAATCGCGATGTCCTTTTGATACTAAATCTGATTCATAGTATAAATCTATCAGGGTTCGGACTTCTTCATTTAGATCAGATTCGTATGAAGCAGGATTATCTTTATGATTTCCTGGTATCTGTTTTAATGTAGTGCCGTCTAATGATACATATGTTCCTGCAGAGTCTGGTAAATATGCATATGGTTTAAATGGAAATTTTTGATGTCCTAATTCATCATCCCACACGTGCATAGTACCGGATTTTCTGTCATATGAAATATTTTGATACATTTACTTTGTAATTTCTTTATTGTGTAATATACGAATAATTCCGTATAAATTAATTGATATGATGACAAAACTTAATACTAGGTGACTTATATTGTTTATATATAAATCATATGATACCCAACCAATATCACCAATTATCCAAGCAATCATCGCAAACATTGGATAGCCTTTGGCATTGGAAATGTATCCTAACAAAACCAATGCCGTGCTTACCCATCCTATGAATTCAATCATACATTGGTATTTATCATAGCAATTTCTGATTCACGAATAAGTACATATTCATCGCCATCAATTGTAACTTTTTTCTGGGATCCGATATTCCCATTGTAAATTTTAACTTGCATGCCGGGTTTTGTTGTCATTGGAATTCGATCACCAGTATGCGTAAACAAACCATCGCCAATTGCAATGACATCACACGTTACATAATCATCCATACCAGCCATAACAATAATACCACTCGCTGTTTTTTCTTGTTTTTCTTGCTGTTTAACAAGAACTTGATCTCCAATTGGTTTCCAATTCATAACTTATTCCTTTTTTTATTTATTATATAAATTTATTACTGCATCTTTTGTTATAGCAGTTCCTAGTATTCGTCCTACTTCTATTCCATTTTTAATTATCAGCAATGTAGGCACAGTTCGTACGTTGTATTTACTGCATGTATCTGGGCTTGCATCTGCGTCAATAAATGTAATTGTCATTTGAGATTGTAATTGTTGAATTTGTGGTTTAATCATTTTGCATGGTCCACACCATTCTGCTGAAAAATAAAGTACTTGTTTCATTTCTTTATAATATAATTAATTTCATAATTTCCAAATGTCGTTGTCGTTGTCCACATATCAAACTCCCCTTTTAGTATCATATGCCACGATATGGTCTCTTCCTGTCATGTTATAACCATGGTTAGCACACATTTCAAATACCAACGGATACATTTTAATCAATTCGTCTCTAGTATCACCAGCAGGCATTATGTACGTTTTATCCTTTGGAATATTATGTTGAATCCTAAACAATTCAATTTCTTGTAGATTCTCTTCAGTACCATCCCAGACTGGTTTATAGTGATAATCTGCGTGATATGCAATCATTTTATCTATCGCTTCGCTATTGAGACGGAATTTATTATGTTGCTTAACCATCTTTTCATCCGTAATCGTCCCTTGCGGTGTAGCAACGCCCACAACGGGTACGCTATTGGCAAACTTAGGACTAATAGAAAGGAGGCCAATAGGGTAATCAGTTTCAATATAATGAGAACCTTCAGTTTCAATAGTAATAAGAATATCTCTTTCATGTGCAAAATGTGTCAATTCATTAACTAGTGCTGGATGCATTGTCGGGGATCCTCCAGTTAACATCATTTCTTTAATATGTGGATTTTCGTCGTAAATTTTAATAATATCATTGAATGTAAAAGTACCTTTTTCTGGATGAATTGAACTGTACCAGCTATCGCACCAGCCACCTTCACCAAAATAGCATCGATGAGTGCATCCGGTAGTGCGTACTGCGATTGTTGGTCTACCAAATCGGCTTCCTTCTGATTGCACACAACGATATAATTCTATGATTGGCAATGTTTTATTGTAGTCTGTTATTCTTCCTGGCTTCATAAATTCCTTAAAATGGTAGGTCGTCATCGATTGACTCAACACTATTGGTAACATTGGTATCTAATTTTTTAATTAATTCATCAAACTTATTTTCTAATGAATATAAACGTTCAAGTAAATAACGCAAATCAGCCTGTGCTAATTCAGAAGCAAATGTATCACCGGGTGTAGTTTTGCCAAAGTATTCATCTAGAAATGATTTTGGATATGTTGCTACTCGATTATATTCTGGTCTAGATAAGTCTGGTGGTAGATCTTGATAAATAACATGAATATTTTTTGACTTTGCAGCTTCATACACTTTTTGACCTAGTCCACTTTCTCGAGATGCTTTACCACTGTAATCATACAGTGACATATATTGATCATTACTCTTCATGGTTTAGTTATTTGGTTTAACCGTTATTGTATATTTTCTAGTATAACTAGAATCCTCGTTTTTTACTAACACACCTAGTACTGGTATAAATTCGTTAGGATCAAACATAATTGGTGTAACAACAACACTTAGATTGGAGTTTTCTAAAGCAATTTTAATTTGTTGAGTTATTGCCATCTCATTAACTTCTACTTTCATTTGGTCTTTATTATTGTTCATAACTTGCTGAATTTCGTTCGTGTTCGTATACTTCTATTTTGATAGCTTTTACTCGGCCTTCTGTTTCTTCTTTTAAGAATGCATTTATTACATAATATAAATGTTCTGCAAATTTTTCACATCCAGTAGCTGGTAAAATTCTTAATTGAATAATACCATCTTCATCCATTTGTTTGAATTTATCTAAATATGGATCATCTAATGCAACGATTGTAGTATGATCTAATAAAAATGTAAAATAATCTTTTGGAGACATACCTGCAATTTGAGTTTTAGAACGCTTCATACCGCCAAAATCCCATACCCAATTACGATGATCTAATTCTCCTTCAAACCATACTCTAAATGATACAGCATATCCATGTAAGAATTTACAATGAGTATCTTCTGCTTTCCATTGACGGAAACAAGTTGAGTAACCATCAAATAATTTTGTTGAAATGTAACGTGCCATATTAATTATTATAACCTTTTACAAATTGATAAAATTCTGATCTTGCGTTGCCATCTTCTAAAAATGCACCAGATAATTTCGCAGTTTTCATTGAAGCACCACCATGCTTAACTCCTCGACATTGCACACAGTTATGAGTTGCTTCAATCATTACTGCTACACCTTTATTGTTTTCGATAAGTTCATCAATTGCGTGGTGGATAGCAACAGTTAATTGTTCTTGAATTGCACCTCGTCTGCCAAAGTGCTCAACTACTCGATTCAATTTACTTAAACCAATAACGTTGCTATTTTCACCCGGAATATATGCAACGTGAACTAGACCCATAATAGTTTGATGATGATGGCTACACATTGATGTTAATGGAATACCTCCTTCAAACACAATGCCATCGTATCCATCACTTGGAAATGCTGTAATATCTGACATTGGTTCATATCGACCGGCCCATAAGTCATTTACATATGCCTTTGCTACTCGCCGAGGTGTATCAGCCGAGTTTGGATCAGATTCCCATGTTACGCCTAATGCGGTTAAGAATTGACCATAATGATATGCAGCTTTATCGATAATAGCTTGTTTTTCTTCTGTAGTCAATCTAGCATCTGGACCTTCAATCGATTGTTTTGTTGCTAACTGAATAGAAACTCCATTTGCAAAGCCAGGATGCACTAATTCTAAATTTGTTCTTTGTTTCGTTGTCATAACTTGTTTTATTAATTATAATATAGAATATTTTATTGGGCTTTCAAAGTTTTTTCACCTTTTTTATGTTGCGGATCATATGGACAGTGTCGACAGCCATTTCCACAGCACACGCCGCGGCGTTTATGATATGATTCGGTCATTACGCGATAACCAGTTTTATCATCATAATAAAAGTCTGTTGGAAGGAGCTTGTTTCCAAACTCCCTCACAAACAGCTGTTGTATCCAATCTTTCGATGCTGGTTGTATCATAATATTACATGGTTGGATCACCCGGTGTATCTATACCAGATGCATCATATTTTGTTTTTGTAGTTTTAGGCAAAATTGTAAATATTACATCGCCTTGTTGTTTAAAATCTGCGTTTGGAAATGCTTTAGTGATATAAGCTTTGTATAAATTATTTCTTTTAGAACCAAATACTTCTTCAGACGTCTTTTCAGGTGTATATGTAATAACTCGAGCGTCTTTTATATAGTATTTGACTATATCAACAATCGTAGCCATTACTTTGTATACTTCTCCTTTATTAACTACAATGTTATTCGAGAATTCATACTGGCCAGTAGGTTTAGCTTTGAACTCAATAGCAATACCTGGAAGTTCTTTAAACTCTTTAAGATTACTAGTAAAATATTCTAATTCCACATTGTACTCTGTTTTACTATCAGTTATAAACTGTACGTATGTGTTCCAATGATCATTAGATATTTCTTCCCATTTATAAGAATTAGCTGTCGCGTCTCCGATTTCAGTCAATAAATTTTTTAATCGTATCATATTAATAAATATCTAAATATTATTTTATCTCACACGCTCCACCAGCACAAGCTAATTCGCCTGATAAGTCGGTATTATCATCTAATTCAATTACTTGACTCAAATCAATATTATGAAGAGATTTCATCATGTTCTCATATGTTTCTTGAGTACAATCTTCAAATGGAGCTTGTGTATAAGTTCCGCCATCATATGGCAATACTGATAATCCGTTATAATGATCTCTATTCTCCCACATCCATTCGCCAGCTAATTCCCATTCATCTGCTTTAAGTGAAACGGTTGCAGAAACATTGTGAGTATTATTTCCTGATCGGTGTCCTGGTTTAACCCATTCTAGGTGTACCTTTTTAATACGATCTAATAATTGGAATGGGGATTCTGTTCTCATAATAGCGCCTTCTGGTGCTTTTTGAGGAATTGAAATAACTGCAGTGTCATGTGGACGGAAATACTCATCTTCAATAAGTTCTGGATGATTGATTGCTAGGTATGAATAAATTGCTTCATTTTTTCCTACACGAATGCGACGAATATAATAATCATTGTGCCAAGCGTGAATACCTGATGATGTTCCTAATGCTAATGATGTCGTCCCTGCAGGCTTAACTGTGGTAGTACGAGCTGATTTGTTGATTCCAATCAATTCAGCTACCCGTACATTTTCTTCTTTAACTGCCTTTGCGGCAGCTTTCATATCATAGCCTAACACTGTTCCAGAACCGATTCCTGTCATGGATACTCCGATAAGGGCATCTTTCTCAGTCGTACGTTTCCATACTGGACGAAGATAATGAAAATCAGTGTAACCTGCTTGAAGTGTTCCAATAAATGCTGCTGCTCGTACTCTTGCTTCTAAATCTTCTTGTGATTCGATGTCAGACGCGTTAACTTCACATAAATTACAGAACTGAAATGGTCGTAATGCAATTTCACAACATGGATTCGTTCCCCAATCTTTATCATTTGTTAAATAAATTCCTGGTTCACCTGCTCCTGACAATTCAACACGTTTCCATAAATCCATAAAGAATTCTTTTGTTAATTTATGACGCATTAATGTTGCTGAATTGTTTGCACGCCCTCGTTGTGGATTATGCTCCCACCAATTACCAGATTTGCATGAAATCATTTCTTCATCATCGGCACTAAAAAGACTAATAAGAGCTGCTCTACGAATACCCCCGGCTAATACTGCATCTGCAATATGACAAACCATATCGTGTACTTCAATAGCAGTTAATTTATCGCCATCTTCTTTTGCATCTAAGATACCGGCTAATTTAATTAAACATTCTTTAAGTGGTTGTGGGCCTGGTGCTTTTCCTCCGGATGTTACTAAACGAGCACCTTTGGCACGAATATCCGAAAAATCAAATGTAAACGTAGATCCACCTTCGAAATACGATTTAACTAATGCCTTTACTGCATCAGCCCATCCTTCGATCGAATCCGCGATAAGATATCTTCGTGTTTTCTTTGGATTAGGTTTACGAATTTCAGGCAATTTTTCTACGTGATGTGTTTGAACTGAATATCCTACACCAGTACCGCCTAAAAGTAAAAACATTGCTTCGCCAAATGCTCGATAATCATCAATTGGTAAATATGCACAGTTATAAATTCGGTTAGGGGAGATTTCAATTGGTTTTCCGCCGAATTGCAAACTACGCATCGATGGTAATACTTTTTTATCATAAACAAATTTATATGCAGCTTCAATTTCATCTCGCAAATGCGGATACTTCTTTTGATGCATTTCTTTGTTTCTCGTAACTAATTCTTCCCATGTTTCTCGACGATTGAGCTCGGGAACATACTTTGCATACTTCATGTATACTGTAATTTCACTTAAAATTTTGTTTGAAATCTCCATGTTGTAATCTCTTTAATTTAAAAAATATAAATGTTTATTAGATAAAAAAAGGGCCGAATATTATCCGGACCTCATTTTATATAAATATGGTTTTATCCTAAAGTTCCACCCAAATCTTTGAATTTTTGTGCTAAATTTTTCTTCATAACATTTTCGCCTGTTTTCATAACTTGTGTGGTCTGTTTGCCTTGTGTTGTTTGTGGCTCAAAAAATTGAAATTGGCCGTTGTTTGTGTTAATTTTACTAGGCAAGGTAATGCCATCTGGGCCGAACCGATTCTTAATAACGTGACCTCTACCTGTACCTGACATTTTATCTTCAACCTTACGAGACAATGACATCAAGAAGTCAGCTACCATCACTTTTCCATATGATGATGCAATTTTATCTGCTTCAATAATATCTTCTTCTAACGCACTTCGACCTGCTTGTGATGCCGTCCAAACCGGAATATCATACTCACCTGCCATTCCTCGTAACTCCTCGTAAAGTTCTTCTAATGCCTCGTGTTTGTCCTTTTTTGTATTGATTTTTAACAAATCACCATAATCTACAATTACAACATCTGGCTTTTTACCTAGCATAATAGTTTTTTCTAAATGAGCTTTTAATCCCATTACGCCAACTGATTTAGTTGGAAAATATTTTACAATCAAATCACCGCGTAAACTTTTCATTTTATCTTCAACTGTGTCTTGATGATTTTTTAAGCTCTGTGCATTAATACCAGTTAATACCGAATCATAACGTTGTCCTACATAATTTTCATTAAGTTCTAATGTGTAATGTATTACGGTATGACCTGCCTTTACTGCATTAGCTCCAATGTTAATTAAGAGCCATGATTTACCAATACCAGCTGGTGCCATTACTACACCTAATTCACCTGGAGCTAATCCGCCGTCCATTAAATCATCAATAACATCCCATCCGGTTGTAATTGTATGACGCGATGCTTCGGCGTATCGAGCTGATATATTAAGTTTATATTCTAACCCAATATTAGTATCAGCACCAGCTTTCATTGCTGTATCAATCTTTGACTTTATTTCATCATAATTTCCACGTTGCAACAAATTAACCGAATCCATAATTGCCCGTTTAATTTCCTGATTTTTACAGAAATTAAGTATTTCATCTTTGACAAAACTTAAATCATCTGATTCCATGTATCGGAACACATCTTTAAGTTGTTCTAGTATTGCAGTTTTAAGTATAGATTCTGGACCAGATTCACTTAATGCAGTTAATCGAACTTTTAAAACATCTTTTGTTGGGGGTGTTTTATATTGTTGAAAATGATCTAAAACTGTTTCTAATACCCAATTATTTGCATCTGATTCGAAATACTCTGGGCGAATAATATCGGCAATTTGTTGTAAAAATATTCGGTCGGTAAACATTGCTGCTAAAACTTTTACTTGAAAGCTCCAGCCATATTCCGATAGTTTATCTGTCATAAACTTATTATATAATAGTTATGTATAAATTCCAAGTTATTTTTTATGTGTTTGTTGTGCAAATGCATTTAGTGATAACCATGTATTATTTAACCAATCTGGTAAATTTTTCATAGTTGACCACATTTTGTCTTCCATGAATAATCTTTGAAATTCCATTTTGTTCATCATTGGAATCGGCTGATCTAATATACCTCGAATTACCGTAGCACTCTGAGCTGGAATATCTAATAATTTAATATTCATTAAACGATAATTCTTATCAATAGTATCCTGATTTTCTAGTATTTTACCATATGTTTTTGATTCATTTAAATTATTAGTGCATTTATTAAATAATGCATCTAACGTAAACTCAGTAGTATCAGCAAGTTCGGGTAATGTTTTTATAATTGTCTTTGGACCTATTCCAGATACCCCGGGTATGTTGTCAGAGGTGTCGCCTGTAAATGTTCGATAAATAACATAGTTATTTGGATGTACTCCAAATTCATCTAATAATGCTTGTTCGTCATACATTTTCTTTTTGATAGGCGACCATACTTGAATTGTAGGACTTATTAACTGATAAAAATCTCTATCCGTTGAAACTATGGTAATTTTTTTAGAAATACCTTGATACATATCAGCAATATATGCAATCGTATCATCTGCTTCGATACCATCAATTGAAATAAATGTTACTGGTAAATTATCTAGATATGATACTAATCGAGAAAATTGCCAACGCATTGCTTCCTGTTCATCTTCAATTGTAGCAAATTGTTGATGATCGTGTCTACGTAAACGTGTTTTATTTGCTCGATTACCTTTATAATCGCCGTAAATCTTTCTGCGACGAGCAGATCCGCCTCTACCATCAAACACGATAACTAACCGAGATGGTTTAAAATCTCGAACTACTTTACCTATTGAAAATAAAAATCCAGTAATTCCTCCGATATGATCACCATCTTCATTTGTAGATGGAGTTGCTCCAAACGCTCTAATAAAGGTGTTTAGCCCATCAAGCACCATAATATGATCATTGACACTTGATGGACTATTTTCCTTTTCTTGTTGTAACTGTTTGAATAGCTGTTGATACCTGTTCATTAAGCTTCTTCGTCTATAACCTCATCTGTAATAATTACGTCATCAATACCGCCATCGATACCAGCTTGATACTTAAAGATATACGCATCGCATATTCTTTTATACAATCGATCTTTAATCTCTGGTTGATTGATTACCTTATCTACAAATGTTTTTGATTGAAATTTAATTTCTCCAAATACTTCTCCAGTTTCAATATCAGTGTCATCTAATGTATAATGAGCTCCTGATTGTTTTACTAGATTGTATTTTTTCATTGTTTCAAGCCATCCACCATAGTTATCAATACCACTATCATAATAGATGTCATAGTTGATTTTTCGATGCGGAGGACCCATTCTGTTTTTCACTACTTGTACTTCAGTCTTACTTCCTACCACTTGTTCAACGCCTTCAACTTTGGCTTTAATCATTCCAGTATTCTTAAGACGAAGACGTACAGATGCATGAAATGGAATCGCTTTACCACCCGATGTTGTCCACGCATCGCCGAATGATACCCCTAATTTAGTTCGTAACTGATTAGTCATAATCAAACAAATTCTTTCTCGTGCAATCCAGTTAGTTACCTTACGCATTGCTTTTGATAGAATAATTGATTTACTGGTAGCATATCCATCTTTGTCATATTCAGCAGCCATTTCTATTTTTGTAGATGCACCCATAATAGAGTCAACAATAATAGTAACGAGACGATCTTTATCTGATTTACGTACCTGTTCAACAATAGTTTCAATTGTTTCAAAAATTTCTTCTACTGTTTCTAATGGAACATATAACATTGATTTCAAATCAATTCCAATAGCTGACATAAATTCAGCACTAGTTGCTGCTTCTGTATCAATATAAACTGCTAATCCACCTTTTTTCTGTGTTTCTGCAGCTACATGAGATACTAATAAAGACTTACCTGATGCTTCTAATCCGGTAACTTCAGTTATCCGACCTACTGGGAATCCTCCGTTCGATCGGTTTGAAATCGCTAAATCGAGCATATCACAACCAGATGAAATCCATTCTGTTACATTGCTTGGTGAATCAGCATCTCCTTCTAAAAAGAAAGCTGTTTTAAGAGCTTGCCCTTTAAATTGCTTGTTAATGCTATCAGCTAATGTACTTGCTAATGAGTCTTCCAGTTCCAGTTTGCTTTTACTCTTTGCCATTTATAACTCCTTCTTAATTAAAAAGATCATTGAATGCTGATGCTACGTCATCAACTTTACCTGCTACTGGCTTTGCAGCTTTTGCTGGTGTTGAAACGCCTTGTGCCTCTTCTTCTTCATCAGCTGCTACATCTGAATCTGCATTTTCAGGATTCATCCATTCTGTTAATGCAACTTCTAACTCTTCATAAGTTGGTTCAGGAAATATGTCAGTAATTACTGGTTGATTCATAATCTTTTCAGCAATTGCTTTATCTTCTGTTGCTGGCTGTGTGTTTGGTTTCACTCGAATTGCAGTTTTTGGAAATGCACCACCTTCTGCAGGAGTAAATTCTACATCAATATCACGACCATTCATTAAATCTGTAATGTCTCCATAGTCTGGATCAGAGATAATTGATAATAGTTCTGCGTAGATAGTTTTACCAAATCCCCAAAACTTTACACCTTCTGCTTCTTTACCGCGCACGATAACAGGTACATAAGTTCTCATTTTAGGCTCAATTTTACGACCCATCATCCATTCATCCTTATCGCCAGTTTTTTTTAGTTTGTCTGAAAACTCTACGATTGGATCTGCATTGCCGAATGAGATCGGTGATAACATTGATCTTTTGCCAATGTCGTAATGAAAATACAATTCTAAGAATGGATTGTCTTTTCTGTGCACATATGGCACGATACGGATTCTTGTTTTACCTGCTTCAGGTTTCCACAAATTGTTTTTCTTTTCATCAGTTTTGTTCAACTGATTGAGTTTTGCCTTTATGGCATCTAAATTTAAGCCCATTGGTTAAATCCTTTTTTAATTGGTTAATAAAATATAAAATATTAATTACATTATAAGTAATTAAATCGTTAAATCAAAGTAATTTGTTAAGTTTTTTTTTGTTTTTAAAATAAATAATCCATAATCGTAGAATCACTTATTCCATATTTTGTAGCAATATCTTCATCCTGTATTTCTACATTTTGAATATCACCATCTTCATCATATGTAACTGTCAAATCGATAGTATCGGTACCAACTTTAAGTTCACAGTCAAATGTAATGTCGGATACTAATCTGGTTTGATCATATGCACCAGTTGGATCATTTTTACTTTCAATATCTTGTTTGATGTCGTTCACAATATCTTGAAATGTATTTTTATCATCAATTCCAGATCCTTGAAAATACATAGATGTAATACCAGAAATGTTGGTATCATAATCAACTCGGTTAATATGAAGTTTTAAATTCTTAGGATCAAACATTGGATTACCTGTTCGAGGATCTCGATTGGCACCATCGAATCCTAATTTATTTTCCAAATCACTTAAATCAGCTTCGTGTAGATTTTTTGTATTAAAACGACGCATATTTTCTGCTAGGATGTTTTCTAGTTTTTTCATAATTACTTATTTTGAAAATCGATATGCGTAACTGCTAGTATCGCCGGATTGGATTGCATATGCGTGTTGTAACATACGATTAAGATTATCTCTTACATCTCGGTAAGTTCCTTGCCATCCGCTATATGTTTTTGAATATGGATATAATTCTAAAAATGCATTTATAAAATCCATAGTAGTCGCACTGCCAGGCGTTTTATCTTTATAGATTGATAACAAATCCATCACATCATTTTTAAACTCAGCCATATCAATACGAGCTCGTTTTATTCTAGAATAGTTTTGTTCTAGTTTAGATAAAAAACTATCCTGTATTCTTTGATCTGCTTCGGCATCTAATCCAGTCGTTTTACCTAATTGTGCTGGCGACTTATAATCAGCAGGATTCCATTTCTGCTCATCTTCTTTTAATAAATGTTTTAATTTTAGCATAGTTATTCCTATTACTTATATAAATATCAATTCCAAGTAATTTTCTTAAAAAATACCAATCCAACAACACGATATCCAGCATCATCTGTTAATATAAATGAATTTTGATATTTACTCCAATCCAATTGATATGTTTTATCTAAAACTCCGTTATTAACCGTTCGTATAACTTCATTAAGTGCATTAACCGTATACAAGGTATTTGTTTCTTTTTTACGGTGTATGCTTATTGTGTTTTGTCCTCTGCGACCAGAATCGATAGCATTGTATGTGCAATACAAATTGTCTGCATGATCTTCGTTTGCAAATACAAATATTCGACGTTCTGGAATCTCGTAGTTATGTTGTATGTATTCGGATATAATGTTTAAATCCGTTTTATGTGCAAATGTGCAAAGTAGTTGTGTTTTCAAAGTTCATATTCCTCAGTTATATCCGTATCGCTTAAATCAATTTTATCTGAACCAATTGCCGTTTCTATTATACGTATTTTTCCGGCATCTATAACTACATATCTAAATTCGTTTGTAACTCGTATACGATCTTTTCTAAAAACAATAAATTGTAAATCGTTACCTATAATTGAATCAACAGCTTCTTGTAAATCTACATCTAACATTTCTGGTTGTCGTACGTATTTTAATCGACGAAGTTCTGTGTTAATATATGTAATGTCCTGACTACCATCATCGATAGGCTTAATAGTTACTGATCCATCAATTGTTTGTTTTAATGGCTCAATTGACATTTCTATAGGAGTAGCATTTGGTCCGCGTAAAATAACATTAGTATATCCTTGTATTTCAGAATTTAATAAGTTAGCTTCTCGATAAAATTGCATTAAAAATTGTTTATCTTTCATATTTAAATTTCCAGCTAAAATAAATGTGCGCCGATCATCTAAATATGCAATAGAATTTAACAACGATTCGTTAAAATATTTATGAAATTTAAATTTTGGGTTTTCAACAGTTCCTCGTAATTGATCTAGACGTTTCAAAGTTGTTACTATTTCATCCCAAAATTTAAATCTAGTAACACTAGCTTTAGTACCCAATCGAATCGATTTAGCATTTCCTTTCCCACCAGTATAATCTTTTATTTCATAGGATCGTCCATTTGCTGTCATATCAAATGATACTCCGCTGCCGTTTATTCGTGATCCTTTGATTAAAGATGCTAATAAAATTTCACCTTTTCCTATACCCTTAGGTTCTAATTTGAATAAATCATGTCCAATGCCGGATTTGAAGTTTATAGTATTTAACTCATCCTCTGTAACATCATTCAATGTATATAACAAAGAAGCAAACATTACAGATTGTTCCGAATTCAATTGATTTAAAAAATTTAAAGTTATAGCATCTGCTTCAGTTGGTAATAAATTTAAAAATTCTCGAAATTCATTGGTTTTATTTGCTTGTTGAATTGCATTAATTAATAATTGATTTTCGATAGAATCAAATTGTATAGATTCAGTAACGAGTTGTTTAACGTTACCTCGAGCTCGTTCTACAATCAGTCGTGCTTCGTCTGGAGATATATTTACCACTTCTAATAAAACATCATATAATGTCTCATAATCTTTAGATGCAGTAGGATATCCTTTTGGTAATCGATAACACCATTCTGTTAATATTAAATTAATGTCTATGTTCATAACGAGATTGTTTTCATTTTACTATAAATATTAGCAACTTTCACTTTTACTGGAAAATTACCTTGTTCCAATGCCTGTTTTATCTGTGGTATGAGTTGTTGAGCTTCTTCAAATTTACTGTCTATCAAAATACTATCATACGTGTACAATATGAGTTTAGTTTCATAGTCGTGTAATATTTGTTGAACTGTTTGTAATTTTTGCACAGATACCTCCGTTTCCATTGCTTGTAAATAATAGTTAAACACTTTGTTTGCGGTTGGATTTGAAATCATATCATGTGTAATTTGTCGTTTTAAAATCGGTGTTTCTATTCGCTTTTTTGTTTTCCAAGTATTCCATAATGAATAAATAAAATCATTTACCTTAGCAAAAAATGGAACGGATAAAAATTCTCGATCGATTCCACCATATAACAAACGAAATGTTATTTGTTTGCTTTGTTCGTATTGTTCTTCTGTTAATTGTTCAGTGTCAAAATAGAACCGGCCAAAATATTCATGCACAGATCCAGCCGGTAACTCATATCCAATTATCCTAGCAATCAATCTAACATGATATGCATCAAAGTCCATTTCCACTAATGCTCCATTATCAAATCTGCTACAAAATGCTGCACGTGTACCATCTTCTTTGTTCATTGCAGCAAAATTGAATCCTCGAGCTGCATTACTAGGTCGACCCGTAACCGTGTGATAGTTATAACTTGAATACACTCGACCAGCATTAACTAAATCTGGCATACGGAATGTTTCATTAACAGCTAATCCCGTGCTTTCAATTTCAGCAAAAACTTTAGGATATATTTCATTGAACCGTAAATATGAAGTTGACAGTTCGGCATTCATACACATCGGCCAAGCATATTTTCTAATTTTCTGACACATAGCTAAATGTTGTTGTAATGGCACAATTGCATTAACATGTGCTAATGTTTGATGACGTCGCCAATAAAATGAATGAGCCGTTGTTGGATAATGTGATTCATCATATGCTTCATTGTATGTATACCACCATAACGTCTTTATATCCAATACGGCATCATTTCCTCCGATTTGAAGCCAGGTTTTCTTGTCATGGACAAATATATTGCGTAATGCTAAAAAGTCTGGCAATCGTTTTGAAAACCCGGTTATCTGTTCTGTATGCCGGATTGGTATTAATCTTTCTACATCATCTTCAGTATAAATATAAATTGCAATAACTGGATTAATAACAGGATGTAATACTGGACTTGATAGTATTGGTATTAACAGAGTTCGCTTCTGTGCACAGTATTGCAATATTGCATCAATTTCATCTGCATGATCCGTTATCATACATTAAATATAAGAAAAATATTTCAATAAAACAATGTTATTGATTAATATCTGCAGGTACCACGTAATCCGAGTCAGAATAATATTGTAATAAATCAGTAAAGAATGTAAATATATCAGGAATCGATTCTTGTAACTTGGTTAGTGTTTCTAAGTTTTTAGTGTATACACCTGGTTTTAATACGCCACCTTCATATACATCGGTAGTTGGTCCGGAGATATACCATTTAAACTGAAATGCTTGGTATAAATTATTATCTATTTGCCGAGCAATCCATTTTGTATATTGACCTGAATCGATTTCGGTTATTAAATTTTTATTTAACTGATATAAAATATATCTAGTAATGAATCCAGCTGTACGATCTGCTTCTGTGATTGTTGGTATACTAGTTACCGGCGGATCAAATTTTGTTTGTACAGTTTTTATTCTTTTGTACTGTTTCGTTAACTCGGATTCAAATACTATAGCAAATAATTTGATTGATGTTTGTGGATTCCATGTTGCACCAGAAAATACTTCACCGGTAGTGTATGTATGATATGGACCTATATATTCTTTCTGAGCTGAATTCATTAACTCAGATCCAGTAGTATATAGATTTTTAGTAATCTGACTTGGGGTGTAATGTAAACGTTGTCTCATTCTAATATCCGAACTCTAGGTACACATCTAATTTTAGTAGTCCAATCGCCAGTGTTTGAAACTTCATGTGTAACTGCCATTATAGTAAATACAAATGCATCTGTATATCTTCTCGGTAACCCAGCAAATGTTAAAACATCTCCATATTTAAATCCATTAATACCATCAATTGTAAACTCTAATTCCATTGGAAACACAGTTTTATTACGTTGTATCGATTTTTTAATATCAGGCGTAAAATATGATATATATTGTTCTAAAACTTTAGCAAATGTTTTTTTAAGTACCGGGTCATCTGGTCTTTTTGAAAAAGTATTTTTAACAGTAGCCAAATCTTTGAGTGATTGTTCGTGATTAGCTCGCCACTCTTTTTCTAATTCAATTCTTTGCGCTTCAGTTCCATATATATATCCGTTATATGCAACTTGTTTCTGTGTACCGGTTGCCCCAGATGTAATACCAAAAATCATATTTTTAATTGAATTCGGTACATTTGATGTTAGTGAAAAATCACGAACTACTGATTGGCCAGTTTTTGATGTAAATATTGGAATTTCAAATTCTGTTACAACTCTGTCTGAATCAACATAATTTACATCAGTATATAATAAAGCATCTGGAATTATAGGATCTTGCACTAACACCATACGTATAGCATTGCCAGTAGAAGTATATATTATATTACTTAATTTATTTAAAAAATGTCTAATAGATAAATCTGGTTTTTCTTGTGCGGACATTTCATTAATAATGTTTTGTATAACATCAATGTTTATGTATATTCGAGATGGATATGATACCCCAGCTGACCCTGCTATTACAGAAAATCCTTCTGATTGTGGGTTAACGTTTGGAAACATTTTTAATGGGGAATCGGGTGGCCCAGCTGGGGTAACTTCAGGAACATCAGCCGTAGTTCCGAATATCACAGCTTCGCCTAATGGAGGTTGTGTAGTTATATCATAATTATATACATCAGTCTTAATACCGTTGGTGCCAGACCATAACAATATATTTTCTGGATCTGCTGATACTATTTTTTCATAAAAATTACTTAAACATACCGAATCATTACATACTATTCGCGATCCGACACGTTCTAATGCAAATGTATTAATATAGTTAATTAAATATCCTAAAGTTATTAAACGATGTTGATGTGGCGAATTAGTATTTCCTATTTTATATGGCACTCCAACTAATAAACCTTGATCTTTAGTTCCGGATGTTATTTGCTCAAATTCTATATTCTCTTTGCCAGTTTCTTTGTATGCTTGAATAATATCATCAATTTGTCTCGATAATCCGGCGTACAAATCGCTAACTTGATTTTCAACATCTTTACCACCAGATCCGCTATTTTTAGTTTTTACTGAATTCTTTATATAAAGCTGAACCTCTGCATATGTGTTACTAGTACCTATAGCTTCGATTTGCAATTCAACCGTACCAGCTGGTGTGTATGAAAATGTAAAATTTGATATACGTCCTTGAAAATAAAATTCATTCATGTTTTTTAGACGTTCTAAATCTACATTTGGATATAACTTTGTCAAAGTTTGTGTGCTAGGCAATTCTAAATCAGATAATTTTGTATTTGTAATAACAGCTGTCTCTGGATGTGCAATTACTAATTGAATGTACCGACCCGGTGCACAATATATACGTTCAATTTCATTTAAATCAGTTGTTGGATCCGGAATACTAATATCAATCGTAGTCTTATTCATATAGAATTTAGATTGATCATAAAAACCAGTATTTACATTTGTTATAAATGGAGGTATACGGTGCGCCGGTCTAATTCTATCATTTAAAAATCCTTCCGGACCTGATGGCATGTATGCTTTAGATACCACTGAAGCTCCACCTAAAATACCATAACCATCAAATGGTTTAGAATCTTTTTGTGGTCGGGATTCATATGCAGTTAATTCAACATTTGCAATTTTTTCCAACATAAATTGCATAGCAGCAGTAGTTCGATCTATAGAACCAGCTCGGCCTCGAGCATTTAATTCAGCTCTTAAATTAGGATTAACTTGTGAATAAAATATAGCACTCATCTAGTTGTATTTACTGTTTGTATTTGTTGTTGTATACCAGTGATATCTGGAATACGTAATCGTGTATTAGGAGGGGCAATCAATGATCCTTTACCTAAACCATTTGCAGATGCAATAACATACCATAAAGTAGCATCATTGTAGAATCTATATGCTAATAAATCTAAGCGTTCTAACGATGTAACTTGAATATACACATCATTATTAGATATAGCTGGTACCGGAATAATCATTGTATCTTTTCTCCGGCGACCATTTGAGTCCTTTATCGTTTTAGTATTTGAGTATCGATTTGCCATATTATAATCCTCTGTTTAATATATATTTTTATAAACATTATCCACCAACGCCAGGTTGGTTTTCTGTTGTTATACTAGCACGATTAGCAGCTCGATTTTCAGCTATTTTTTTAGCTTTCTCATCAGTTTGGTTTGTACCAAAATCACTTAACCAATTATCGCCACCTTCTTTTGGAATTCCTAGATCATTATATTGTTTAGCCAATGAATACATACGTCCGCCTTTTTCAGGAAGATAATCAGATATAACATGTAATCCTAGTTGAACTGAAACTTTATGTGGTACTTGCATCATTGTGCTATCTTGTTCTATGTTAATTTCCCAGGTAGTATCAGAATCCATAAATGTATATTGTAATGATGTAATTACTACCGGCTGTTGGACTAATAAATCACCAATTGTCATTCGTAGCCATGGACCTTTCATTGCTATTGTATCACTCGAATAATCAGGAGTAGTATATGCTGCTAATGCATTAATCTTACGATACATCGGTTTCATTTCATCACGGGATGTAGCAAACATTGTGAATGATAAACTAACATCGCGAGAATATCCGGTATAAATGTAATTAGGGTCAGCACGACCAACCATTTGAACTGCATCCCAGGATGGCGAATGACTATCAGAAAATGAATCTATTGTAGCTCGAAATACCATGATATCATCAACAGCATCTTCTGCTCCATTGTGTAATTTAGGACCAGTAAAATAAAATTTTATAAAATCTTGTGTTAAATCGGTAGCATTTAATATATTTGAAATAGCATTCCACGTATCACTTCCATTAAATAGTTTAGGTTTCCACTGATATACTTGTGATAATTTTCGTTGACTGAAATCAATAACATTAATTTTATCACCTCTAAATTCAGTAGATAACTCTATAGGATTAAATGTAGGGATCCATTTACCTTTTGTACTTAATTTACCATCAGGTCCTATAGATGGTATAGGTGACCAATTTGTAGCAACTTGAGTTCTTGCTGTGAAATCTCGTCGTTGAGCATTAGTATCACCGTGATTACCAAATCCATATACTGACTCTAAATTGAATAATGTATATGCACCCCCTGGAGCTGCAGATGTTGCAGCAAATAATCCACTAATTGCAGAAGATTTAATATTTCCGCTAAATAAATTTCTAGCAGCTGCAGCAGCACCATCTATTCTAACATCATCTACGCTAAATACATATCCTTTAAACGTTCGAAAGTCTTTATATTTAGTTAATGACCATTCTTCTATTTCTTTTTTACGCGTGAATGGCATAATAGAATATGGTGTTCCTAAGTTTTCACTGCGAGTATCATCATCTAAACTTAATTTAAATATTGTAGAAATTGCAGTACTGGATAATTGATGAGTCATTGGAGTACCAAGACCAGCTGTAATTCCGACTAATGCATTTCTAATTGCATTTTTAAATATGGATCCCGGTGGTGTATTACCAATATTTTGCACAATATCAGCTCGTGTACGATATGTAAATCCGCTTGGATTAGATAGAGTTGAATTGTCGCCATTTGCAGACGGACCTAACACAATTTCTGGTGTATTAAATGGTACTGCGTATGAATATTGTGATAATGATAATAAAATTCCGCCTGGAGTTGGATATTGTTTCGATACTGGACGAAATGAACTGTCAATAGTTGTTAAATAAATAGCACCTTCATATTCAGATACCGTACCAATTGGAAATTGTGTATCAGAATATTTTTCTCGTCGGATTCCTATAGGAAATGGTGGAGGAGGAAATTCTGTGTCTGAATATTTCGATGGCTCTGCTGTATTTGGAAATGGCGGTGGCGGAAATTGTGTATCAGAATATTTTGATTGCCCTGCTGCCGGCGTAAATGGCGGAGGAGGAAAATTCGTACTGGAATATGGATTTTGATATGTATTTGACATTTTATTAATCCTATATTATATTCGTGTTATTCATTACTGAATTATCTAATATTTGTAATGAAGATCGAATTTTTTGACCATCAAATACATTGGTTACATGAAAACTCATTCCTTTTAATGCTGCAGCTACAGCAGATCCAACAGATTCTCCAGAACCATTTCCTCGCGATCCGACTGCGTCCCGAATACCTGGCATAGCTAATACATCATCTCGGCTATCTAATGCAAATGATCCAAATGGCCCTGACACGACAGTACCCGCGGATGCTGGTATAAATACATCTTGTTTAGGGGTAGTATTTAATGGCAATGTGTCCCGATCTTGCCTGGTTGTTATTCCTTTTATATTTAATAAATCTACAACGATACTACCAACATTCATTAACCCTATAGCAGTGCCGATTATTCCAGATCCTTTATTAATTGCCTGATTTGCTAGTTTACCAGCACCAGCATAAGTAGCGTCAGATGCAGCTTGGAATCCTGTATTTAGTTTTTTAACTTCTTCAGAATAATCTCCAAGTGCATCTATTTGTGCCTTAACGTTTCGATCTAGTTGTTGCACTTGCTGTGAACGTTCATCGCCTAATTTAATCTGCTCTTCAAAATTCTTACCATTAATTACTGTTGCATCGACTTGTGCGTTAATAAGTTTTAAACTATCTTCATGTGTTAGTTTTTGAGCTTTTAATTGTTCATACATTTTAAATGCATCATCTACCGATATACCTGCTATATCATTAAAACGTTGTTGTAGATAGACATTATCTCGCAAGTCATCACCATATTTTTCAACCAATCCTGCATATAGTTCAACTTGACGATTTGCATCTTGCGCAAGTACAGCTTTTTGCATTTCAACTGCAAAATCTTCACCTTTTTGTGTAGTTAATTCTTCACCCGTTAATAATTGAAATTCTAGTTGACCAGCAATTGCGCTTTCTACATCTAAAAATTGTTGTGCACCATCTGTAAGAGTTGATAATGATGTACCTAATAATTTTGTTTTAGCCAATGCTAGGCCTAGTTGGTGTGGCATTCTGCCGAATGTAACCCGTTGTTTTGCTTCTAAATCAGTAAACGAATCTAATATATCTGTCATTGCACCTTCATAGCCTAACTTTTCTAAAGATGCAGCTACATCAGCAAATTGTTCTGCTGACTGCTCGAATGTAATACCCATATTAGAATATAATACTGTTTGTGTACGAGCAAAACTTTCATTGGCTTCTGCGGTTAATCCTAATCGGTTTCGCAATGCTTCACTTTGTTTCAATAACATTGCACCAGCACCGGTAGTATTATTATATATCTTAGTAGTGCCAACAAATAAATTTCTTAATTCAACAGCATATTGTTTATTCTTTTGTGAATTAGTTCCTAATTCGCGTGATATTTTATCAATTTTAACACCAAATTTAGCAGCGTTTTCTCCATTAATATTAAATCCTTCTGATAACTCTTGATTTAGATCTTGAAGTATTGATAAATTTTGTACTACTCCACTAATCTGATCTGCTAGTTTACCAAATACATTTAAACGGATAATTTCATCGCCGCCGACTTTATATAAATCAAATACCTGTTTAAGACCAGCTGTTACTTGGCTTAATGGATCAACTGCCTGTCCATGCCTTGGTTGTTGTTTTAAGCGACTAATTAGTTGATCTCGATGCAAATTCATATAAATCGTACTTTATTATAAATATTTACAATGGAGATTTTACGATAGGTTTTTTAGAAGCAGACGCTTTGGCTTTCTTTTTCTCATGACGTTGTTTATCTTCTTCAATTATCTGATTGACTTTATTGATCCAGAATCTACGTAAATACACTGGCATACTGTATAAATCAGACCATGTCCATCGACCTTGACCAAACCAAACTAGATTGAATAAAGATTCATGAAGTTGTACGCGGTCTTCTGGTTTAAAACCAAAAAAGGTCTGCTCCAATTTGAAACATTGCAGTGAAGGTGTCCCCATCTTCACCTTCGAATTCATATTCTAATACAACACTCGGTGTATTATCACTCATATAATTCCGGAATTTTTTAGATTCAGATGCTAAAAATTTATATCGAATGAAATCATCAATGTCTGTTTTTGATCGAGAATCATTAACTTGACAAATAGTATGTTCTAAAAATTTTGAAATAGATAAATCTACATTATCATTGTTTAACAAAAATTTAAATTTTAATTTAGTTCCATTTGTTAGTTCATAATCAAATTCACCATTTTCATCAGAAACTAAATTGAATTCTGAATGTTTTAATTTGTTTAAATCGACAATGCGTTGCAACGTGTTACTTGTTTTAGGATTTGTTACTTGAACTGGATAATCCTTTCCGTAACTTAATATACGGGCTGAGATAATCAATCCATTTTTGTCTACGCGCGAAATAGTTGAATAATCTACAGGAGTTACTATCAATGATTCTAACAATTTATCTAATACAACGCCTTCTCGTATATATGATGGATTAGTTAGAATATCTTCATCATATGCTGTCATGTACCGCATTTCAATAGTACCATCACGTAATGGATGATCTTTTGGATATACCATTCCGTTGCTAACTAAACGAATTAATTCGCTAGGAATACTGCTTCGTTTGCTGTCTTCATACTGTTTTTTAGCAAGTTGTATTAAATCTTGATTGGTTACTCGATCTGTCATTGCACTCATTATTCTCCTTATAACTTCTTTTAAATAAATATGTTTGAACATAAAAAATGGGGACAACTGCCCCCATTAAATAGTATAATATCAATATTAGTATTGAAGAATTGCGTAATCATATTTAAGCGTTAATTCAATCATCATCGCTTCTTCTGTTCCCCAATCCATGTTTCCAAAGTTTGCATCTGAAATAAATGCTCCTTTTAAAGTCCAGTTTTCAATTTTTTCACCTAATGCTGATAATGCATAAAATTCTAAATCGCGTTTATAATCAGTAGAATATCCATCTCTACCAGTTAATGATTCGTGGTGGAAACGTACCCATTCCATTACTGCCTGAGCGCCTTCTGATGTAATTGGATCATATATAGATATCGAAACATCACTCCAACGAGATTTTCCTTTAACTTTTCGGTCAATATTGATATGATCTAGAACAATTTCACCATTTGTTATAGTAGGGCGAGCTGCAGCTTTAACTAGATATGCCGGAATATTTGTACCTGCTAATTGCATAATAAATCTATTGGCATATTTCGGTTCCCACGAAAACGCACTATTAAATAAATCATTCTGACTAATATCAGGTAAAGTTGGTGTTAATGCCATTTGGTATCCTTCATTACTTTTTTATATAAATATCAGCAAAGTAAAAAAGGTAGAACCGAAGTCCTACCTTTTAATGATTAGATTTAAAATACTATTCTGGGAAACTTGCTCCAGTAGGTTGAATATTGAAATCTAAAATAATAAATTCAGCCGTACGTGTCGGTTGAAGGAAGATTTGACCATATAAAATATTTTGATCAATCAAATCTGGTGTATTATTTGAAGAATCCATTACTACACGGAATGCAAATAATCCTTGTTTAGCTTTTACCTGATCTAGGTATGGATTAACAATTGACAAGAAACGTAAACGTGTTGCATCAGTGTTTTGTTCAAATACTAAGTATCTAGTAGATGATGCAATAAACTTCTTCACAGTAAGCAGTAAACGACGCACATTTACTCGGTCTAATGCACTTGGAATTCCTTGTAGAGTCTTTTGCCCCCAAATACATACTCCGTCGTTAGGGAAGTTGGCAATAGGGTTTACGCGAGCTTCATACAATGTGTCCCGATCTGATTGATTCAAGTTAGTATATACATCTGATACTGTGGTTAAACCACCGCGTGTCAATCCAGCTGGTGCATACCATGGTGCGGCAACAGAATCGTTAAATGATAACACGCCTGGTACTACAACGGATGGTGGAACCCATAATGGCACATTTTTAGCAGGATTAACTATTCTAACCCATGGCCAATATGTTGCAGTATAATTTGTATCTAATGTGGTAACATTATTAACCACGGTAGGAATTGATTCTGTTAATCCGTTTGAATCCATTACATAGAATGCATCTTGACGAGTTTCTACCATGTTAATTGCTGCACTAGTTACAATGCTGTGTTCGCTATTAATAATACCAGGGGTTACTAACATGTTAATGTCATAGTAATCAGTATCACTTAGCAATGCAAATGCTTTGTTATATGCTTTTGTTCCAGCTGTGCTTGTACCTGAACAATTGAATCCAAATGTGTTGTCATTTGTAATGTATTGTCCTGAGTATTTTTTTAGGTTTGGTTTAGCCCCATCAAATCCGCCTTGCATCGGTACAATGAACTTACGTGTACTAAGTGCTACGTTAGCTGTAAAGTATGAATTACCTGTTGTCAATGCTGTTTCTAAACTTCCGGAATATGGTGATGTTGTTGTAGGAAAACCTGCAGCTGCATCTTGATTCACATTACCTAAATAAAAGTCAGTGTTACTACCAGTTACTGAACCAGATGTTGGTACTGGTGCTAAGTAATTCAAGTTATTAACATTGCTAAAGTTAAATCCAAAATAGTTATTTGCGTTGTATGTAGTTACAACTTGTGATGTTAGATATGTAGTAGCAGTTAAGTTAACAGAACCAGATGGCATCGGTATTGGTGAATTCAACGCACGGAATCCAAATGGAATCAAACTTTTATCATTTGTTTTTGTTTCAACACCAGTTGTTACTTCTACTCGGATGTATTTTGAAAGGTTTGGATATGCACCGTAACGAACAATTTTATTATCATCTGACACAATCTGATAACGATCTCCAATTACCCGAGAGATGTATCTAGATGAATCTGGATTTAAATTGACATTTTGAAATACTTCAACAATATCAGGATTTCGGTCTGTGTCTTGAGATGAATATGGTGAGTTTGGAATATTATTAGTATTAACTCGTCGAACTTCCACAGTAAATGTACCATATCCAGATGGATCAGAAACTTCAGCTGAAGTACGTACATCTCGAATACCAACTTTAACCTCATGGTTAACTGATGTACCATCTGCTAATGCATAGAAACGGAACAAGTCTTTAGATACAACTCCTACTTTTTGTGATGTTATCCATGGAGTAGCAGCTTTACCATCTAAATTACCATAATCAGTTAGCAATTCATAGTTTGAAATTATTGCTAGTTTCGTAGTAATATTGCCTGGATTTGCAAATGCAGCAAATGCAGTCGGATTTTCATACAATACATATGCTGGATAGTCTACCGATTTAGGACCAGTTCCAAATACTTTAGCTAAATAGTTATTAGCATTTGGATTAATAGAAGCGGATATCGCAGTATCTTGTGATACTAGGAATGATCCATCAAATCCAATGGCAGCATCGGTTGATGCAACTGCACTAGATCCGGATATTTTAATTGCAAATGATCCTGACCCAGCATCAGTTAACACTGAATTTTCAAATATTGGTGTAGCACCATCTGCTTCTACTGCTTGCACTGGATGAAGTACATGTGTTACTACTTCTACTTTAGATGCGCCAGATCCCGAAGCTGCAATGATTGCTAATGCTCCATTTGTTAATTTATACCCATCTTCATATAAAAGACGAGTTACTGTGATTACACTTCCGTTACGTAAATAATCTTGAACGACAAATGGCACATATGAATCATCTGTATATGATCCAAATGTTGCTACAAAATCGCTATAATTTCTTATTTGCGTAGGAATTAGTGCTGGTCCTTTCACAGTTGGACCTACTATTGCTGCACCTATTGCAGCAACGCCACCAGCTAAAAACGATTGATCTACTTCGTTCGTAAATACGCCTGGTGACACAATTCTTTCTGCCATTAAATTACTCCTATGATTTGTTTATTATAAATATAATGCTAATGTTACTGACCAACAGGAGTAAATGTGCCGGCAGCAATATTTATTTCACCGTCTCCATACCGCTCTTTAAGTTTTTCTAGTAAGGATGATTCATCATTTCGTAATTTATCAAATCGAGCTAATAATTGAGTTTCTTGTTCAGCAAGTTGTTCTAGTTGCCGTTTTAATAGTTGTTTTTCAATTGATACATTGCCGATGTAAGATGCAACCTCAGAAAACCCTGTTCGTAACTCTTGTATTGCATCTAAATGTTCTTTGTCTAATTTTCGTGTCATATGTAACCGTTTCTTGATATAATAAGAAGTATTTATATAAAATCCAAATTACCAACTAGTAATTATTATGATTCCAGATCCGCCATAACCACCTTGACCACCAGTGCCTGTTGTATTTCCTATTAAACTTCCGCTTAATCTTAAACTTCCTGTTAAAGTAAATGAGCCAGACACAGTTATATCGTATGCTTCAACTTTAGTAAAAGCATCAATTGATTGGGTAACATGCCAAGCATCAACTTGTTCTCCAGTTACTATTCCAGTTTTAGATAAAACTTTAGCCATTTAGTTTTATTATAAATATTAAATTTTAAAGCATTTCAACATCATTTATGTTGATAGAGAAATCACTTACAGATAGTGTATCTCCATCCAATGTAAAATCTGTTCGATAGTCTAAAGGTGTACCTGCAGGTATATTTGAAGTGTCGATTTTTAATCCATATCCTGCTCCATCAACATAAACATTGATGATTTGGTTGTAATCAAAATCAACTAATTCAACTGCTGTTAAAGTTTTGTCTTGTAAAAATTCTTTAAGTGTCATAAATTTAATTGTTTTACATTAATATATATATGGCAAAATTATACGTACAACGTTGTTAAAACCAGATCCTGTAGGAACAAATGTAGTATCTATAGTACCATTTGTATTTAGTCTTGCAATTCGGTTTACTGTTGAGCCTGAATATGTAGTAAATCCTCCACCTATTAAGATTTTTTGCGTTTCTGGGTCTAATGTTATGTTGGATACTTCTCCATTAGCTCCAGACCCTACATTGAATGTTGCATCTATAGTACCATTTGTATTTAGTCTTATAATTCGATTTGTTGATGAACCGGAATATGAAGTAAATGATCCCCCTGCTATAATTTTTCCATCGGTTTGGATTGCTAATGAGGTTACTGAGTTATTTCCGAATCCAGTTCCTATATTGAATGTTGTATCTAGAGTACCATTTGTATTTATTCTTACAATTCGATTTATGTTTGAACCAGAGTATGAAGTCAAGGCCCCACCGGCTATTATACGGTTCGAAGAGTCGATAGCTAATGCATTTACAGTATTGTTAAATCCAGTTCCTACGTTAAACGTAGCATCTATAGTACCACTTGTATTTAGTCTTACAATTCGATTTATGTTTGAACCAGAATATGAAGTGAAATCACCTCCAGCTATTATTTTATTATCTGTTTGTATTGATAAACTACTAAGACCACCACCAAAACCAGTTCCTATACTAAATGTAGTATCTCTAGTTCCATTAGAATTAATTCGAGTTATTCTGTTCTGTGTTGAACCAGAGTATGAAGTAAATGATCCCCCTGCTATAATTTTTCCATCTGTTTGTAATGTTAATGAATTTACAGTACTGTTAAAACCATTTCCTATGTTAAAAGAGGCATCTATACTTCCGTTAGGGTTTATTCTAGTTATATAATTTCGAGATGATCCTGAATAATATGTAAAAGTTCCACCAGTTATAATTTTTCCATCAGTTTGTGCTTTTAGGTCGCGTATATTAAACCAAAACCCATTAGAGGCTATTATACTATTAGAAGTAGTGCTGCCAGTAGTATTTAAAAAGGTTAATGAATCTATATTATTCCCTGTGAAATTACCTCCGACAACAATATTATTATTAGGTAGTTGTAATATTATATTTGGACGAGTAGATGAATTTATCCCATGATTAAAAGAAGTATCTACAGTACCATCAGTGTTTAATCTAATAGTTCTTACAGCTAACGATCCTGAGTATGAGGTAAATTGACCTTGTATTAATATTTTTCCATCAGATTGGATTCCAATACTATCTACTGTTGGTGTAACACCACCAATTCCAGTTCCTATATTGAATGTTGTATCTAGAGTACCATTTGTATTTAGTCTTACAATTCGATTTATGTTTGAACCAGAGTATGAAGTGAAATTACCTACAACTATTACTTTATCATCGGATTGAATTGCTAATGAATTTACCTCACTATTAAATCCAGTTCCTATATTGAATGTTGTATCTAGAGTACCATTTGTGTTTAGTCTTACAATTCGGTTTATTGATGAGCCTGAATATGAAGTGAAATTACCTACAGCTATTACTTTACCGTCGGATTGTGACACCATATAATTTGCTTGGCCATTTAATCCGCTGGTGCCAACATTATAAGTTGTATCTCTTGTCCCATCAGTATTCAAACGTATTATACGAGTTGCACCGGATGACGAGCCTGAATATGATGTAAATGCTCCAGAGGCTATTATTTTATTATCTGTTTGTATTGATAAACTACTAAGACTACCGTTGAAACCAGTTCCTATATTAAATGTAGTATCTCTAGTTCCATTAGAATTAATTCGAGTTATTCTGTTCTGTGTTGAACCAGAATATGAACTTAATGATCCGCCAGCTATTATACGACCCAATGAATCTATACCCAATGTAACTACACCACTATTAAAACCTGTACCTATATTAAATGTAGTATCTCTAGTTCCGTTTGTATTAATTCGGGTTATATATGGTTGGGATGATCCTGAATAGTTAAGGAATATACCTCCTAGTACTAATTTATCATCAGATTGTATGCTATAAGTGTATACAGTGCCATTTAAACCGTCACCTTGATTAAAATTACTAGCCTGGGATCCACTTGAATCTAAAACTCTAAAATATGGGTTGGTATTAGTAGCATATGTATTAAAATCACCTCCTATATAATAACCATTAACTATTATCCCAGGGGTTGGTAGTACTAAAGATAAAGGTTGAATAAATGCAAATGGTGTAAACATAACTTATATCATATTTCTTACAGAACTTAAAAATACTGTTGTTGAATCAAATGTAATCATTGTTACAATATCAATTGCGTTTGATATTTGTGAACCAGTATATGCAGAACCACTTGGTTGATCAACGGTAGATGGAAAACTTACTGTACCTGTTCCAGCTGAACCTTGATTTACTCTAATATTGACTGTTTGTCCTGGTTGTAGGTTAGTTGGGTTAATATGGGTGTTTGCTCCATTTACTAAATTTAAAATAAAGAAGTTACCAAAAGACATATTAAGTGAAGCAGTATTTGATGAAATGGAAAGTGTGGATACATTTCCACGTAATGAACCAGTTATTACTTGACTTCCTGTTATAGTTAATGAACCAGTTATAAGAGTATTACCTGTTGAAGTAATACGCATTCGTTCAATTGATGAATCTGAATTAGAAGGTAAAGTAGTAGAGGGTGAAGTGCTAAATATTATATCATCTGCATAAAAATTCGTTCCAGCATTATGATTAAATTCTATTTTTGAAGTAATATTATTACTAGATCCAAGATCATAACCATGACCTATTTTCATAGATACTGGGGCTGAATTAGTTCCAATTATATTTGGTTGGGTTGAGGTTGTAGATATATGAAGACTATGAGCTGGGGTAGTTGTTCCAATTCCAACTATTCCACCAAATGAAGCTGTTGAAGCATTCTGTGTAATTGAACCTGTAATTACTACTTGTTGATTAAGTGGGTTGACAAATGAAGCCGTAGATGCAAATGAAGCACTCTCTGCTGTTATTTGAAAACCGTTTATTTTGCTTACGTTACTCATATCTCATACCAATCGTTAGATGGGTTAAATTTCATTATCCAATAGTCAGGTGTTGTTGCGCTGTTGTAGTACATATGGCCTACCACTCTCACATATCCTGAGGTTGGTTTAGTTGTAGTAAGGGATGACTGTGATCCGGTTAAATATACAGGCATACCGTAAAAGTTACTTCCTCTTACATATGGTACATCTATAATAGCAGATGAGGTTGTTACAGTAACTATTCCATCTATTAAGATACCACCTCTAACGTACCCATTAGTACAAATTCCTAAAAGTTTTGTAGTATTATCTGTTGATTGGTCTGCTAGTTTCCATACACCATCTGTATCTAAAAATACAGTATTTGATGCTGTTACTGCCAAATCAATATTTGGGCCAACCTCTATAAGTTTACCAGCAAAATTAGAAGCTATACTACCAAACCCGGTTGTGGTTGCAATAAATTCATCTTGAGAAGTTTCATTTGAAATTTCAATAGTAGGTCGATAATTTACTATATTAAGTCCAGAAGTACCACTCCAGTCTATTGATGGATTACCTCCGGTGTCGTCTGCTCGACGGTTTTCCCAATTTATAGATGTGTTACCTGACGAATCGAGATTAACTCTGTTTGTCCAATCACTTGATATATTACCGGCAGTATCTAATAAATAACGGTTCTGCCAATCAATTGATTGAAGTTGGGTTGTATCATATGAAATACGATTTTGCCAATCTACGGAACTAATATTACTATCATCTGTTAATGTACTAGTTGCAGTATCTAGTTTAACATTAGTTCCATTATTTACAGAAAATGATCCAGTAACTCCTAAGCTTCCAGTTATCTGTGCTGAGCCAGTGTATGGGAATACCGGAGCATATGATGCTGATGTTGCGAATGATGCGGTACCTAGTAGTGACCCTGTAAATGAAGTTGCTGACAAACTTCCCGTTAATCCGTATGATCCGGTAAGCTGTCTACCACTAATCCAAACGCTTCCAGATTTTACTAATATATCACCAAAGGATGATGTAGTTGTAGTTTCTCTAACATCATGTAACTCCCCAATCTCCCATCCATTTGATATATGCGTAAATATAGATCCTACGGTATTATGCACCCTAACAATATATCCTAATAGTACTGTATGTTGTGGTGCTTGTGGCTGTGTAGTTGTCCATCCACCTGGGGTGGTTGGTGATAACCAAACTGGCGATCCGCCTATTGTACCACTGGTATTTATGTTATTAATAAATCCAAATGTAGTAACATAACCTTCAGCACCAGATAATATAGATTCTGCAGTAAATCCTAAAGTTGTTGCTGAATATCCATCAGTCGTACCAATCG